TAAGTCCTGCAGTCTCTTTACCATTCCCAAGAGCAGTCTTGATAACCGAATAAGCAGCATTCGCAGCAGCTATGCTCTCAAGAATAGGCATGTCATCATCCCGACAAGCTCAGTCTTAACAGCATAATAATAATAGCTGCCGATGAGCCGATCATAATAGCCTCTAGTCTTTTCACACGATTAAACAAATCACGGAACTGAATATCCATTTCAGTTTTCATAGCAACGATCTGCTTTTCAATCGTGTCAATGCGCTCATGCGCTGATGCTACAGTACGTTTGTCCATTGTTACCTCATGCTATTGCGTAGAAGATGTATGACCCACCTGATGCGTTTATATTTGCTTGTGATGTAACTATTTCAAAGCCGCTGTTATTAGGATCAATCCAATCAATAGTAGTGACTTCCGCATTTGTTAATTGCAAATAAAGCACTGAGTCATTCCCCGCAACAATACCACGTTCACTGTCAAATACACACCACGAACCTGTGCTGTCTGTGCGCTTTATAAGAATAAATCTAGCACCTGACGTAAAGCCACAATCAATCGTTTGTGTAGAGCCATTTCCTGTGTAGCTTCCGACTTTTGAAATACCATCTAGGCTTGCAAATAAGTAGGCTATGTAGTTTTCACCAGACTGATTTACCCTTCCTTCATCCCCAAGTGTAAACACACTGTCAGTAGGGGCAGTATGGTTCCAGTATCTAATTGTATTTGAGTTAGGGTTTAAATCAGAATTAGAATTAAGATATAAGTAGTTTTGCTCTGGGTTTGTAATACCAGCGTGATAAACACTCCAATCTTCTGCGTCATCACGATCCTTAATCCACATCATCTCAGGCGCAACGCCAAGATTATGACTTACAGTGTGGTTAGTTGCTCCATCCCCCGTGTAAGCAACGACATCAAAATAGTTGGGGGCACGACGCCACATCCAAGAGTGCGTGGTATCTGTAGAACCGATATCAGCCCAACCATCCATATGATCAAAGTTAGCATAAGAGAAAGGGCCATCTTCTGCATCGGTTGCATGTGTCTTGAGCCTGTATTGACCACGCATACGATCCCAAAGCCCCCAACCACTTGCATTTAGCTCTTTCTGTAATGCCATATCAACAATACCATTTGCTGAATATGAAGGTGGGTTTGATGTAGCATCTGAACGTGTATCAATAGCAAACACATCATCCGCATCCTCTGGAACGGCCATTGGGCCACGTCTAATGGCTATGTAGATCATGCTTGTGCCAGCAACATTAGCATTTGAGTTTGTGACTTTAAAGCCAGTAGGGGTTATATCAATCCAATTTTGTGATGTAAGTTCAGCGTCACTTCTATCAGGTGCTAAAAATAAATCTGCATCTCCCATACCCCAGCCACGCATATTATCAACTAAACGCCAACTACTCGTAGCACCTGTTTGTTTCACAAGAAGCCATTGAGGCTCAAAGCCTAAATCAACAGTGGCCTGACCACTATAACTCCCACACTTGATAATATCAGCATCACCATCAGGGCCGAACTCACCGTCATCATCGTTGTGGGCGAATAGGTAGGCTACGAATGTATCACCGTTTCCGTTTGTATTACTATTAGCGCCTACTGAAAACACACTACTTGTTGGAGTTGTTGCGTTCCAATATGTGGTTGAACTACTTTGGCTAGAAGTAAGGTTTAAGAATACAGCCTTGTCGTTACCCAAAGACCTATGATATACAATCCAGTTTGCACTAGAATTTGTTTTCTTTACAATAACAGTGCCCGGAACACTTCCCAAGTTATGACTAATTGTTTGTGTAGAACCATTCCCAGTATAAGTCACCACATCAAAGAACTTAGGGGCTTTGCGGAATGTCCAAGAGGCGTAAGTATCGCCAGAGTTATTTAATTCAGTGTCGCCTGTGTTTAAAGTAAAACCATCACTATTAAAAGAGTCCATCCACCCAGTGCGTGTGCGAGCGTTTGAGTTTTCATTGGAAGCTAAAACAGAGTTCAAATCACGGTCATCAATTAAAGCATGACGTTCTGCTGAATTGCGACGTTTAATCCAAACCAACCCACCTTCGCCATCAAGGTCAATGCCATTGGTGATCGTTTGAGTAGACTCATTCCCAGTATACAAATAAGTGCTGAACACATCTTCTACGTTCAAAGGCTTAACCAGAATATTAGCTGCCTGTCCTGCTACTCGTGCTACATTACTCATGCTATATCTCCCGCCGCTTTCTTACCGTAGTAAGTTGTTCCACCATCTGTCGTGATGAACGTATATAACTCTTTTGATGCTGTTGCTGTAGGTGTTGTACCCTCATGCCACTTGATAGAGCTAGGCCATGTAAGAGTACTACCATCACCGTTTACCTCTAGTGTAAAGCCGATAGCTTTACCTGATGCAGGTGGATTGCTAATAGTAAAGGTAGTATTACCAGAAGGTGTCATGCTAAAGTATGTACCAGTGGATAGGTCCATGTCGTAGTTATATGATATACCACGGATAGCTACGTAGATGTAGTTTTTGTTGGAGCCGTTAGCTGCCCCACCTGTAAGGTTTAAAGTAAAACCTGTCGAAGTAAAATCTAAATAGTCTGCGCCAGTGGCTTCTGCATTACTTGTATGCGGAGATAGTGTAGCATCATTGCCTGTATTTAATTCATCACTCCCACGTTTAGAGTCCCAAATAAACCATCCATTAGCCCCATCGGTTTGTTTTATTAGCAACCACTGCGGCTGAAATCCAACGTTAACAGCATTACCTGCTGCACCAGTACCAGTATAACTCCCACACTGAATGTAACCGTCATCAGAGGTATCGTGAGCAAAGAGATAGGCTACGTAGGTTTCACCGTTAGCATTTACATCACCATTATTACCAACTGTAAAATTAGTAGAAGTAGGAGCAGTATCGTTAAATGCTGCTGCACTATCAATCCTTGCTGCAGTGGTGTTTAGTTTAAAATAGTAGTCTTCTGGAGATGTAGCATCAGCACCCACATGATAAACAACCCAATCTTCACTTGAACTAGTGCGTTTTATAACTATACACCCAGGAACTGATCCAAGGCTGTGACTGACAGTACGTCCAGAACTGCCATTCCCAGTATAAGTCACAACATCAAAAAAGCTACTGGCTTGCTTAAATGTCCAAGCTACGTAGGTTCTCGCAGAGTTATTTAAAGATGTCCAGTTGCTTGGGCCTATAGTAAAGCCATCAGTGTTAAATGTTGGGGTAAGAGATGTGTTATTTAGAGCATCTGTATTTGTACTGTTTAAGTTACCTGTATACTCAGTAGACCAAAGAAGGTGTGCACCAGTATTGTTTCTGTTTTTGATCCAGACTAAGCCGCCATCATTACTTAGATCGACATTATTAGTTATAGTTTGAGTACCATCATTACCTGTATACAAGTCAGTATTGAAAGTACCACTTGGCCCTTCAGAACTTGCACCATCAGCACCATTAGTGTCTAAGTATCTACCAGCACTCAACCCATTCTTTATCTTAAAACTTTTATCGTTAGCCATTCCTTCACCTTCCAGATTAGCTTAAGTTATCAGCGGTTTTTACACCTGTATAAGTCGTACCACCATCGTCTGTTGTAATAGTAAACACATCAGTCTCACCATTAGCAGGAGCAGCAGGAGATACACCACCAGCCCATTCTATTGAGCTAGGCCATGTGAGGGTTACTCCCGTGAATGTAGAGTATTGGTAGACTTCATCAGACTGAGTACCAGCAATGTACATTTTTGTCCCATCAGATTTGAAGATAACCTCTGCAGGTGCAGTGTCTTGACTTGCTACACTAAAACTTACAGAGGCATAAGATGCAGTGCTTAAATCCCATGCCGTAGATAGGTCATACTTGTAAATAGTGTCTGTTCCGTTGCCTACCATAAATAACTCAGTACCATCTGGGTTGAAAAACAAGCCTTGTGGAACACCGTCTTGTGCTGAAGTATCTAAAGTTTTACTTGCATAAGAGCCTGTAGATACGTCCCAAGCAGTGCTTAGATCATACTGATAAACATCCCCGCCAAAATCATTCCCAGAGACATACAATGATGTTCCGTCTATTTTAAATTCAAGACCCAAAGGAGTACCTTCTTGCCCTGAAACGTCAAGACTTTTGCTATCATAAGATGCGGTAGAAATATCCCAAGCTGTAGATAATGAGTATTGAAAAATTGCATCCTCACTGCTTGTCATGACGTATATTTTGGTGCCATCTGGCTTAAACCTCATGCCCCTAACCGTACCAGCCTCTGTTGGATTAAAGCTCTTGCTATCATAAGATGCGGTAGAAATATCCCAAGCTGTAGATAGTGAGTATTGAAACCAAGTGGTAAAATTAGATACATACATCTTTGTACCGTCAGCACTTAACGTCAGCCTTAACATGCTTGTTGATGTTTGCGCTGTTGGGTCAAAGCTAACACTATCATAATCTGCATTAGCCAAGTTATACCCAGATGCACCACCCGTCACCTCTAGCTGAAACGCTTGCACATCCCCTGCATTACTGATGGTGTACGTTGTGTTAGATGCTAGTGTGTCACTGAAGTAGTTGCCTGTGCTAAGATCAATGTCGCTGCTAGTGATTGTCCCCAGTGTTACCTTTGTAGGGCCACCTACTTCTACTGCGTTCTTTAGGATGAAGTCTTTATCGTTAGCCATTACTTAGCTCCATCTATTGCTTGTACTGCTTGGTAGGATGTACCACCGTCTGACGTAGTGAATGTTATAACATCTGTTTCACCGATAGCTGGGCTTGTAGGTGCTGTACCAGAGGGCCACTCTAGGGTGGTGTCGTAGGTGATGGTGGCTGGTGTCTGAGTGCCAGATGTGTATTGATAAACGGCTTCCTCAACCCACCCTACAGCATACATCTTATAACCATCATCTCTAAAGTGTATGCCATACATAGAGTTGTTTTGCGCATTAATACTGTAGTTATTACTTGTATAAGAGGCTGTCTTTAAATCCCACGCTGTAGATAAAGAGTATTCATATATATCATCATTTGAACCTAGAACAAACAACACCGTTCCATCAGAACTCAACGCTAGACTTTGAGGATCGCCTGTTTGCGTGTTGACAGTAAACCTATCATAGAAAGTAGCAGTAGTCACATCCCATGCGGTAGATAAGGTATATTGATCCACAACGCCACCCGCTGTAGCTTGTCCTGCAAAAAACATCTCAGTACCATCTGACTTGAAGAACAAACCATTAGTAACGGAAGTCAAAGTTGTAGTGTAAGATTGGGTGGGTGTTCCTGCAGTTGACACATCCCAAGCAGTAGACAAAGTTCTCATTGTAACTTTATCATCTCCGCTATCTAACAAAAATATAGCAGAGCCATCGGGTTTAAAAAACATATCGTCTGGTTTTGAAGTGAAAGAACTAACGTCTAACTCTTGAGAGTAGTTGGCAGTGGATATATCCCAAGCAGTAGATAGATCATACTCTTCAACCCTATCGTCAGTCCCTGCGGATTGCTGCTGCAAAACGTACATCTTTGTACCATCTGAACTTAACCTAACAGCATGTGGGTTACTTACTGAATCAAAGACGACTTTAGTTTTATTATCGTATGACAAGACACTAAGATCATAACCATCTGTATTAACTACCGCCCCATCCAACAACAACGTAGCCTGACTAACAGTACCACTAGTAGCAGGGTTGCTTAAGTTAATCTCAATGTCAGACGTTGGGGTGATCTCAAAGACTGAGCCAGTGGATAGGTCTAGGGTGTTGGTGGTTATGACCTCCCCCACATTGTATTCATAAATACTATCACCTATTTCATCAGAAGTGTATAGCTTTGTACCGCTATTAGCAAAGGTAAGGCCAGAGATACCTGTTTGTTGTCCAGAAACAACGTAGTTGCGTGTGTAGCTTGCTGTTGATATGTCCCATGCAGTAGAGAGGGTATATTCAATTATGTCGTCACCCCCATCCCCTGCTATAAACATTTGTGTTCCATCGTCACTGAAGGCAACACCTCTTGGCCCCGTGTCTTGAGCAGCAACGCTAAAGGTTTGATTGTATGTGCAGGTTGAAACATCCCAAGCAGTGCTTAAATCGTACTCATTCACTTCATCACCGTTTGCACCAACAACATACATCTTAGTACCATCAGGTTTGAAGAACACATCTTCTGGGCTTGACTCTTGAGTAGATACTGAAAAAGACTTACTTGCATATGATGCAGTAGATACGTCCCAAGCTGTAGATAATGTATACTGAAACACTGAATTGTTCTGGGCACCCATTATATACATAATAGTGCCATCAGGTTTAAAGAACAAACCTTTTACGTTACTGTCTTGAGCACTAACACTAAATACACTATCATAAGACGCTGTAGATACATCATAAGCTGTGCTAAGTGTATACTCATTTACATCATCACCTGCAGAACCCGCTACAAACATCTTAGTACCATCTGTTTTAAAGAAAACACCATTGGGGTTTGTTTCTTTGCCAGACACATCAAAACTTTGCACATAAGAAGCTACAGTTAAATCAAAACCATTTGCTTGAGTTCCAGACGTAACAGTACCCAAGCCCTCGTGATATACCGTTGGCTGGATACCGTTCTTTACTTTAAAATCTTTATTGTTTGCCATGCTTCACCTTCCACTTGGCAGTGCTATTATGCTACGAGTGTAGCAATCGCAGTATGATCTGTTGAAGTAGTACTTGCTGCAGTTACACGTACACGTACATCTGTACCACTGATGTCTACTTCGTAAGTAGCTAGTGCAGTATCTGTATTAACTTCACCGTACTGTGTGGCAACTGCAGTTGTGCCATCATGTGCAATAAGCATCTTTGTAATTGTACGGTCTGTTCCATCATCAGCTACAAGCAAGACTTCCATAGCCACGTAATCTGCTTTAGCATACGAAGCTAGTGTAGTCTGTGTTGTAGCAGTAGTTGTTACAGTCTGTGTGTCTCCACCACCGCCACCTGCAATGGCACCCCACTCACCGTCAGCATAACCCTCAAACTGAGCATCGTCAGAGTTATAACGTAGCATACCGTTTACAGGAGTAGGACGTTGTGCTGTTGTACCTGCTGGCATCTTAATAGCACCAGTAGTGCTATCCTTCAGTACAACAATACCTGTTTCATCTGGTACTGTAATAGTACGGTCTGCTGTAGGGTTAGTAAAAGAAACAGTTGTTTCATTACCATCTTCACTAGAACCTTCTACAGTAAAGCCTGAGTCGTTGAGATGCAGTCCAGTTACAACAGGGCTAGTAATTGTTTTGTTTGTAAGTGTCTTTGTGGTAGATGCAAAATAAGTATCCAGTAAGTCTACATCAAAGTAACCAATAGATGAACCAGATGTATCATAAATTGCAATACCATCATCTGAAGCAATTGCTGTGCTTGTGTCGATGGTAATGGCAGATACATCTGCAATAGCATTAATCTCTGGGCCTGTAGCTGTAAGACCTGTAACATTGTTGGCTTGACCTGCAACAGTGTCTACATAAGCTTTTACAGATTGCTGTGTAGGAATAAGTGTAGCACTGTCAGATGTCATATCATCTTCGTCTACAAATGCTGTTATGGTAATTGTGCCGTCAGACAGACTACCGTAAGTTATGGTGCCACTTGCTGTTACAGTTGTACCACTAACATTACCAGTTACGTCACCAGTTAGGTTACCCGTTACGTCACCCGTCACATCCCCTGTTACGTTTCCAGTAACATTGCCAGTAACGTTTCCAGTTAAGTTACCTGTAACATTACCCGTAACGTTTCCTGTTAGATTTCCTGTGACATCACCAGTAACATCTCCTGTTACATCACCTGTCAGATCACCAGTAACATTTCCAGTTACATTACCTTCAATGTTAGCAACAAGAGTACCTGTAGTGATTGTAAGATCACCAGTAGATGCACCAGTAAAGGAGCCTGTACCTACAGTAAACTTATCTGCCGATTCATCAAAACCGATAAAGGCATTGTCTGCCGAACCACGTTCAATAACAATACCTGCATCATTGGCAGGTGTACCTGTAGTACCGTTACCTAATTCCATAAGCAAATCAGCAACTACAGTGTTAGTAGATGATACTGTTGTTGTTGTACCATTTACTGTAAGATCACCACCGACTGTGACATTTCCTGAAGTAGTAACAGTGGCAAAGCTAGATGTACCTGTTGAAGTAACATTACCAGTTAAGTCACCTGTAACATCTCCAGTTACATCGCCTGTCACATTACCAGTAACGTTACCCGTTAGATCACCTGTTACGTCACCTGTAAGGTCACCAGTAACATTACCTGTGACTGTTGTAATTGTAGCAGCATCTGCATAGAAGTCAGACCAACGGATAGATGTAGTACCCAAACTGTACAAGCTATCTGCTTCAGGATTTAGTGCTTTAGCTGTAGACGTAGCAGCTACTAGGTTACCTGTGACATCCCCTGTCAAGTCTCCTGTGACATCTCCCGTGACATCCCCAGTCACGTTACCCGTCAAGTTTCCAGTTACGTTACCTGTAACCGAACCTGTAACATCACCAGTAAGATCGCCAGTGACATCGCCCGTTACGTCACCTGTAACATTACCTGTTAGGTTACCTGTAACGTTGCCAGTGACAGGTCCGACAAGAGAAGTACCAGTAATTGTTGTGCCTGTAATTGCAGCAGCAGTTGTCCCACCTATAGTTGCACCATCAATAGTACCACCATCAATGTCTGCAGTGTCAGCTACAAGGCTATCAATGTTAGCCGTACCATCTATGTATAGATTACGCCACTCAGAACCTACAGCACCAAGATCATGAGTATCATCAGCAGAAGGAATAAGAGCAGAGGCAATATCCGCAGTAATTGTAACCGTATCAGTATCTGCATCACCAAGTGTGGTATTACCATTAACAGTAAGGTTACCAGTAATTGTTGCATTCTCATGAACCTGAACTGTGTCGATATAGCCAATACCATCAACATACAAATCTTTAAACTCTAGTGAAGATGTACCAAGGTCAATGTCGTTATCTGTTACAGGAACAATAGCACCGTCTTGAATACGGACTTGCTCTACTGCAGCATCAGATACTTCACTAAAGAAACCAACTCGGTTATTTGTTGTATCAATCACAACTTTGTTCAATGCGTCAGTATCAGCAATCAGTGGTACGTAAGCACCCTCTGTAGAACTGCCATCATGTTTGTGACCACCTGATAGAGCAAATGCATCTCGAATCGCATTAAACTCTGCGTTTACTGGTGCAGCTTTAATAACCGCATTAGCGATAATGTCAGCTACTGACTGTCTGCTATAACCTGCCATTTACAATCTATCTCCTACTCCAAATGTAATCACTAGACCTTGAATACTGTGTGATGCACTGGAATCATTAGTTACGAATTTTAAAGAGGCTGACTTACCTGATCCAGATATGTTAGTACGTTGAACTGGTGAAGGGTTACCATCAAATATTGCGGTGCTATCGTATAGTGCTTCATTATAGTAAGCTGCTGCACCTTCTGTTGTTAGTGTAAAGTTTGTTGGGTTTAGTGTTTCTACATCTTCGTAATCATACACTGCCGACATAACAATTTCGTTATCACCCTCAGAACGTAGGTATGTGGCTACAGTATAGAATACCTTACGTTGCTCGGGGTCTTGCATGTGAAAGAACGGAGTTTGAAAAATACTAAAGATGTTTTCACCATCAAAGTCATTACCACGTTCTTGCCTATGTACTTTACCGTTGTTATCCCCATGAATAATAAATTCGTTTTGTCCTATGTACCCACTGTCAGCACAAGTAGCTGTGATACCTAGCATCTGACTATACTCAAACTGCAAACCGTTGGGTGTTTGTCTAAACCCACCGATAATACCTTGCGAGTCTGCTGCACCAAAGAAATATCTAAACTGCGTCTTTTGTCTAATTACAACAGCGTTAAGTGTATCTAGGTCAATGTCAAAGATAACATCTGTAAAGATAGACTGAATGTCTTTAGATACAGTTTCAAGATTAACGTCACCAATTTTATCTGTACCTGAGACTGGACGTAGACCATCTTGCGATAAGAATAGAAGATCACCACCGATCTCAATCACACTGTCTGTAGCCAAACAACCAAGGTCATCTGTAACTGTTTCTAAAACAAAGTTAGCTATGTTATTGCCAACAAGCTTTCTTATATTATTACTTCCAAAAATGTATAGAGCATCACGGAAAGGTTTGATTGCTACGATAGGGAAGCCCACGTTAATAACGCCTGACCCATCAGCAGCAGCAAAGCTAGTCTCATCGTATGGCGCACTAAAGTAAAGATTCGTCTTCTCATTAGGATCACCTGCTAAGAACATATGGTTTTGAAATACAGCAGAGTATTTAGGATCGTCAGGAGCATCTGCGTGAGTAATCTGTGTGTATGTAGTACCATCATATGTGGCTGCAGGGTTTACACCATCAGTCAGAATAACTTTAGAGCTACCCCAGTTATATTTAGTAAACCTTACCTTGGTTACACCTGTCATTGTAGGTGAGCCAGAAGTAGTTACTGCAACCCAAGCTTCTGAAGAATCATCCCAATAATGCAAGTAGTTATTACCACTCGCAGGTTTTCTACAGGCTAGGATACCATCATTAATACCGTTAGCTACACAAACACCTAGTACACTTGTATTGGCTTGACCTGTAACTGTGCCATAATCATTACTAAAACCACTGATCTTACGATAACCACCAGTAACAGCAGGTTCATAATTAATCAAAGAAATAGCAGAACCAGGTTGTGTCTCACCCTGTGACAGCACATCACGACTAGTGTTTAGACCGCCTTGGCAGAATACTTTAAAGGAAGCTAAGTTATCAGCCATTAGATCACACTGTTAAAAGTACTAGATGCAGGACGTTGTATTACAGTTGAACGAACATATAAGTTATCGTCCATTAGAATACGCCGCATTGATTTTATACCTTCTTCAAAATTTCTTTGGTGCATAGCTGCACTCTGTTCATTACTACGGAAACGCATAATAAACATAATAGCACCATCAATAACTACATGTTTAAAACGATCAGGTATTACCATAGTATCTGTATATAAAACTAAGTCATCAGGAAATGAAAAGTATACATACTCAACTTCATAAGCTGCATTTGTTATGGGAGTGATGCCAAACTTCTCTTCTAATGTTTGATAGACATAAATAGGTTTACCAATTCCATTTACTTGATCACCTTCATCATCTTGTGTACGATAATTCTGTAAGTAATCATTATACGTTAATGTATTTAAATGTCTAGGGGTATTATCTAATCCAGTAGTCTTTTTTAAGAAAAATGAATCCCAGTCTACTGTACCCATGTCTGCAGGAAAATCGTATGTGCGTTGTCCTGCGACTAATGTTTCTGTTTGTGTTGTCTTTAAAAATGGAAACTCTTGTCCATCTTGTAGTATAAGACGAATACTATTATTAACGGCATCTTTTGCAAGACCTTGAACATTACGTACAGTATCAAAGCCATCACCAGCGGTATCTAGTGTAACTTCATTTAAACGTCTTAGTGTGTCGTTTACTAATGTAATATACGTAGTTGCCATTTAAATAACCTTTAGGTAAGTCTAAAGGGGCCAGTTGCCCAGCCCCTTAGAATGTTTTAATTATGCAAGTGTATCACGAACTACTTCTGCAGCATGCATATTGCCAACTGCTGTTACGTCCATCATCACTGCCCAAACACGTAGTTTACCTGCAGTAAGAGCATCTTCTGTTGCAAACTTCAGATCAAGTGTATCATCTGCTGTTGCTACAAAAACTTGTGCCGCTTCTGCTGCTGGAGTTGCACCGTAAGTACCTGCTGCACCTGTAATATCAAGTCCATCAACATACTTATCTGCTACTGTAGCAATACCTAGATCAACAGTTGCTGCTGTTGCAGTACCTGCTGTTAGGATTTCAATACCTGCCGAAAGAACAACTGTTCCTTTTGGAATGTTGATCATTGTTTCGGTATCGTTTGCTGCGTAGTCAGCACCATTTGTAGAAATTTGAGCCGCAATATCCAACTCACGTTCTACTACGTACACTCCACGACCACGTTGTGAATTGCCTTGTGCAGGAAGGTCTGCTGCTGTATAAGCTACCATTGTTCAGTCTCCTTACGCCAAGTTATATGCTGCAGTAACGATTGCTTCAGGACGAAGAATCTTGCGACCGTATAGGTGCATACCACGAACAATATCTGCAAATGAGTCAGGGTCACGATATGTTTCAGTTTTGTTGATCTGCTCTGCAGTTGCAACGGCTGAATCATGACCTGCTACAATAACACCAAAGTTAGTTGCGTTTGAGCCACCAACAGTTGATGCACCAGTACCTAGTGAAGGTAGGTTGTTTGAAGTGTAAACACGGAAACCGTGTAGGTTAGTTACTGACAACCCGTTTTGTAGTCCTGAGCCACCGAAGTCGGCGTTCAATAGACGTGAGTCTTCATCTTTCAAGACTTCCATGAATACTGGGTCCACAACGATCCAACGACCTTGTGTATCAACATTCTGTTGGTCCATCAAACGAGACATACGTGCAAGAATTTGCAACGGGAATGCGTTACCTGCTGTTGCAGATTTCGCAGCAGTAGCACCACCTGCACGAGGCTCAATACCAATTGATTGGTTAGCTGTACCTGCAGTTCCTGATGTGTTTGTGAAGTCAGATGCGTCTAGTGACATAGATGTCAATAGTTCTGCACCAACTAGGTTAGCACCATCAGAAGCTGTAGCTACGGCTTTTGAACCGTTTACAGATGTGTTAACTGTGCTTGCATTTGCATGAAGCGCAGCTTGTGCAAAACCAGATAGGTAGCCAAGAACTTCTTGGTCCATTTGGTCTGCCAAACGATATGCCGCACGATCAGACGCAAGACTTTGGAAATTGACGTGACTATGAGCTTCCTCAATGTCGTCCACTTTAAACGCAAAGTAGTTAGCTTTGTCAATGGTCAATGAGAAATCCTCATCATCCAAATCTTGTGGTGTGATCTGTGTACCACGGTCGTATTGTTTCACGGTGATCTCAGGTTCTTTAATGATTTTAACTGAATCACCCATGTTTGCAATCTCTCCGAAATAATCAGAGTTTGTGATCGCCTCAACAACAGATGCCTTGCGGAATGCAAGTTGCACCTGTTTGGAATAGATTACTGGACTAAAATTACCATTGGGTAAATTGCCGTAACCTGATGCTGTTGAAAATGCCATAACATTTCTCCTTAAAAGCATAAACAGATGCTAAACACACAGAGTACTATATAGGAGGCTAGACATCGTAGGGTGCGTAGTTTATAACACTTGGCCTTTGTGTTACAGCTACGGGCCATGAATTACTAGGTAAGTCCGTAAGGTCTGTTGTTTGCTGGGGAATATAGGCTACACAGGTATTCCATTACTGGGGCTGCATAACCTATTATACATATAGTTATATCACAAATAACTATAATGTCAATACTTTTTACCTAGCTGAACCAGATAAATCGTAAATAAAGTTTCCAGTGCGAATAGCTTCCATAATGTTATCAGCATTACGTTCGTATTCTTGTGGAGACATTTTTTGTACCTCAGATTCCTTAATAACATTTCCCATAGCATCGGATTGAGGCTTGCTACGTTCATTCCGTGTACCCACAGAACGTGCAGCATCTTTTGATGAAGCAGACTTTTTAGTTGTAATATTACGGTCTGCTTTATACAAATCAATTGCTCGTGCAGCAGAACGTGCATCTGCATCATTTTCATAAAGAGCATCTTGAACCCACTTAGGTTGTTCTTCTGCCCATTCATGAAAGTCATCACTGTCACGAATAGTACCAAAATCTGGATGCAGCTTTAAAAGTTCTACTTCTGCTTTCTCACGTGCTGCATTGGCTTTCATCTCGTCGATTTCTTTTACACGATCTTCAAGACCTTGTGATTGTTCTTTTGCTTTTTTGATTGCAATAGTTTCAACGATAGCAGCTACATCTGGATACTTGGTTGCCCAAGCTTCAATGTCTTCATCAGACTTTGGTAATTTAATCTCACTCTTAGTTGCTTGATTTAGTTGTGTTTCAAGAGCTTTAATACGATCTTCGTATTCTTTTTCTTTTTGTTGTTGGTGCCTACGTAGATCACCGTAACGTTTCTTAAAACTTTTTTCTTCAGCATTAGCAGGTTCAGCTTCTTGTGGTTCTTGCTCCACTGCTTCACCTTTTTGTTCAGCTATAAGCTGTTCTAGTTCTTCTTCTTCTTTTTTTAATCGTTCTTCATTTGTGTATTTACGATTAGCAAAAGCTACTTTTTTTTGAGGCTGCATTTCTTCAGCCATAATTGTGTCTGACATTTTGTCTTCCTTACTGGGGCCACCGTAGCCTGTTGGTAGGGGGATGGGTAGGCCAGTCATATTAGTGTTTGTAGTTAGGTACACTAAACCTAGTCATCATCTCCACCGAATATACCAGAAAAGAAATTACTAACGGCATTACTAATTTTTTCACCAATAGAAGTTCCACTATTACTTGGTTTGTTACTATCTGATTCAGTATCTGTGTTATTATCTGCTGCTTCTTTGTCCTGTGCTCGTTGTACACTACCACCAAACTTTTTAGCTTGTTCTATATCCCACTCAGAAAGACCCATAGCCCGACCTTCTGCATCTGTCATATCTTGATCTATAAAGTCGTTTTGTTTTTGGCGTAGTCTATTGATTGCAGTATAATGATTTACAATACTAACATTCCCAGATTTAACGGCATTATCATACGCCGCTGCTTCACTTGCACCTAAGAAACCTTCTCTGCTAGATATATTAGGCAATGTATAGTCAGGCTCATATTCTTGACTAAATGATTCTTTAAGGTTAGAAAATGCTCCTGACAAACCACTTCCTAGTTTTTGCAAGAAGTTTTGTTTTTCACTTTCTTGATCAGGTAATGTTAATTCTCGTTTTTCTATTTCTTTTTCTAGTTGATTGCCGTGTAGACTTGCTGCGGCACGGCCTACCATTCCAACAAATGGATTTATTGCACTAAGAGCTGTTAATACCGCTTTACTTTGTTGGTTTTGTTTATATGCATCTAACAGTACATCATCTTTCATGTCTTTAATTGCAACACGGCTTTCTTGTTGTTTTTTAGAAACAAGATCAGCAATACGTTGACGACCTGCATTATTATCATCTCTGTTTGTAAGAGGCGTAACTTGTGTAGTTTGTACAGATGTAGATTCAAGATCATCTGATTGAGATTCATAATCTTCTAAAGGAATAAACCCTTCAGGAATATCTGTTACAGGATTGCCTTGGTAAAAACTAATTGTTCTGCGTTCACCTGTTTCAGGATTAATGTACTCTTTTGTTGTGTATACATCCTCTACAGTATCAAAAAATTTGTTTTCTGTCGATGCAGTACTTACACCTGAAGAAGTATTAGCAGCAGTTTGCGTTGTTGTTGTTTTAGGTGCTAGGCTACCATCATCAAATGGTGTTGTTTGATTTGTTACAAACTTAGGAACATATCCACCTGCAGGAGAAGGTGCAGGAGTAGGTGGAGCTACAGAACTAGGTGGTGGTGTATATGTTGAAGTAGTCTGTTGCCCTTGATAAATAGAAGGTTGATAACCCATAATGCCAGTTGCGGGTGGAACATACGTACCTGCTTGTGCGTGTACCATACCACCTTGTGCCATTTCACGGGGTTCGTCTTCTATAGGTTCTGCACCTACAATGATAAGATCAGCAGGACCAAATGGAACGTCATCATCTAGTGTAGCTTCTTCACTATTACCCATTTGACCCATAGCTTCCATTTTCTTTAGGCCAAACTTAGCTTCATCACGAAGCTGCATAATCTTTTCTAATCCATGATAGCGTACAACATCAGCAGGTAGAACAAACTCACCCTCACTTAGCATAGCAGGAATATCATCACGTACTTCTTTTTTAGTACTTCCAGTAGGAACATCATTTCCTGATTCTTCGTCTACCATGCCACCTTCATCTTTTAGACCACCGTCTTCAAAGAGTTCCATTTGTTCTTCCATAGGAGTACCACCTTTATTAAACTCAAGAGAATCACTACGGCTTTGTGCAGCCTCAATAGCTTCTTCTAATTCATCATGTGTGCTAGTAGGCTCTATCAAACCTTCATCTAGCAGTTTTATTAGTTGATCTTCAGAGTATTGTTTGCCGCCATGTATAGTAGGAATATTAATCCATTTACCTTTATATTCAAAAGTTGTAGATTTTTCAGATACCATTTCACCTTCAGGTGTTTCATAAACATCTCTACCTGCTTGTGTTTGTTTACCTGTTTTCTTTCCTACATCAGCCATTCTTTAATACTTCATCTCTTAATAGTTTTAATCTACGTAACTGATAGATAGCACCTTGTGCTCTATACACCGCAACAGGCTCACTAGTTTGTTCCATAGTACGGTGTTGTTGTGTTATAATAAAGTCTAAGTATTCTTCAAACTTAGACCATTGGGCTTGGTTGCTGACCAGCCCCTTGAGCTTGCTGAGGTGCTCCTTGTCCTGCATTACCACTAAATCCTTGTTCTTGTGGTGTTGGTGCCTGTCCTACACCTATATTTCCACCACCTGCTCCTGATGTATCCATTGGGTTTGCACCTGCTGGACCACCTTGTTGTTGTTGTTGCGCTTGCTGTTCTTGCTGGAACTGTTTCATTAGTTCAGCTTGAATAGCAGCTTCATTCATATTGTTGGTAACTTGTTCGGGGTCAAGATCAAGAGACTTTGCAATCTCACGAATAATGTATTGAAACTTAGCAAAAGGTGCAAGTGCAGGGTTAGATGATACTTGCAAGAATTGCATAAGTCTTTGGCTACGTACTTCATTAGCCATAAGAGACTCTGTACCACGTGCTTTAACTTCTAGGTCACCTTTAATTTCAGGATCAAAGTCAAACTGCATATTGAAGCGGAACAAACCCTCACCTAGTGGGCGAAGCAGATAATCATCTACGTTTTTAATAACATTTTTAATAGTACCACTCGCAGCACCCATTAGCATACTAATGCCACTAGCAGTACGACCTACACCCATAACACCTGTCTGTCCATGTGCAAAGGAAGGAAAGCCAGTAGATTCATCTGCAAGCACTCGTGCTTTATCAAATAGCTGTAAGTTTTCACCTGCAACATTCGGGAACTTAGTACCAAAGATAGCTTGCCCTGGGGCACCACCTTGTCTACGGAATACTTTGCCTGGGTATACTGATAAGTCTTGGCCTGGAACTAGATTAGTTTCATCTACCTCAATCAAAAGGTTACCAGATAATACAGCATTGTCAACCGCCATTCGCATAAAACCGTTCATCAATGTTTGGGTATCATCCATGTTTTCAGCAATACCTACACCAAAGAATGAATATGGGTTTAGTTCATAAGGCGATGCCATGTAAGGGATACGAGCAGGTTTGAATGGATTAAGTACCATACGCAATAGTTTATTGTTACAAATCCAAACGTTTGCCTGTAGTTCATCTACGTCTTGTAGCTCACGAGGAATGTCTACGCCTTGGTCAAGTAACATCTCTACGTCTACCATGCCCCAATACTCTAAGACTTCAAAACGTTCAATGCCATGTTCTGGTGCGTAATCTGCTAGATCATCTTCCCAATATTCTTTATCGTAGTTTTCTCCCATAGCAATTGCTTCATCAATAACTTGACTACGGAAGTATGGACGTTTCTTTAAACTACGCATTTGTGAACGAGATAGCTTGTGACGTTCAACTACATACTGCGCTTCATCCATATTGTTAGCATCTGGGTCTGGGTAAAAGTTCCATACAGATACATGAGATACTTGTGGAATAGTTTTAAACGTAGGCTCATACTCGCCTGTTTCATCATTCCAATTAGGGTATTCTTTATCTACAGCAAATGGACCTTTCATAACACCAGTGCCAAACAGTGCCATTTCAAATGCTGTGCTACGTAAATGTTTTGACGCAGATGATTCATCAAGTTGGTCTTGAATTTTCTTCTGCATCTTTTTAGCTGCAATCATAGCAGGGCTAAATGTGACAGATGTAGGTGTAGCACCCGCACCTTCTTTAACACCATCAATAGGTTCTAACTTTTCACGTAGTTCAGGGTTAAGTAACTCTTCTAACGTTTTAGATGTAGCTCCTGCAGGAATCTCTCTACCATCACCCTTAAAACCGTAAGGTGATACTGGATCAGTTCTTCGGTCTTCTTGTAGCTCTTTAGGAACTGCAGGATCAAACGTGACATTTTCGACTACTCCATCTGGTAATTCTGTTGGGTCAACTGTTAAAGGAAAATTATTTTTAGCAAACAATACATCTACAATCTGCCCATAAGCAGCTAGTGTTTTTGTTTTAGTAACTTTAATAAAGACACGAGACTTTTCAGCTTCAGTAAATTGTACTTCTGGCCCATATATACCACGATAGTTACGATAAGATCGCAGCCAACGTTCTTCATCTTGACGACGATAGTCTTCTGCACGATGATAGCGTTCCATAATAAATGGAATAATTTTAGATGTATCTGCATCTTCTTGTGTTGAGTCATCTGTATCCTCAAGAATTACAGCATCATCCTCAATAAATACTTCGTTATCTTCTGCCATTTATTTTTCCTTAATAACCAAACGTTGAGTCTGCTACTCTCATACCCATTGATCGTGTTGCATGTGGATCATAATCAAATATACTAAACCTTGGTCTTGACATTATACCATAACGTAAAGCATCATACAAGTGGTCTTCTGAGTGTGTGTCAATATCTTCTGGATTCTTTTTGTCCAGTGGTATAGCAGGTAACTGTGCTACCATATTAGTACAAGTATTAAAGAATACTAGTCTGGGGTTTTCTGTAAACTCGTCTACTTGTAAACGTCTATGTATTTCGTTCTTACCTGCTACACGTGAACCTTTAGAACGATCTGATGGCCTCCAACGGCATCCACGACTAATCATCTGTTCAGCAAGACTAGGGCCAGTATCACCACGCTTATGCCACAAAGAAGAGTCAAGAACTCCATACTTAATGTTTCCGTCTTCTGCCTCTAGGTCTAAGACCATATCGGCAAGGTCTGTTGCGAGTACTTTACTGACGTATAATTCTCTATATACGATAAGTTGCTCATCAGGCGCAACGGCAAACCACACAACAGCACTATGAGAACCATATCCATAATCGCAAGCCCTAAACTTTACCCAGTTGTTGGGTATCTTAAATGGTTCAATAACATGGACGTTACGATCAAACTCAGTGAAGGCTGCACCTTCTTTAATATCCCAATCACCTTCTAGTAGCTGCCTACGTTGTTGTTCAGGCAACGATAGTAGCATTGCCTCGTAGTCACCCTGCTCACTTAGGTAAGGATTGTCTGAAAGACGTGCAGGTATAAACCTACGTTTGAACAAAGGTTTTCCTGCCTTTGCATGTCCTGCAGGATATTTAAGTTCTTCACCTGTTTCAATATCAGTTGCATTAAAAGCTTTCCCTGCAGGAGATGGGTCAATAAACATTTTCTTAACCCAATGGTGACCTCTACCCCCTGGGTTTGTAGTTGCCCTCATAAAGATAGGCAAGTCGGGTGCAGTGGACCGTAGACGTGACCGCATGTAGTTCCATGCAAATGGGCTGCCCCATTGCGTCAATTCGTCAAAGCCTATCCAGCTAAACGCTAGACCTTGGTAACGCAGAACGTCATCTTCCCTGTCAAGGTAGGACATCCACAATCGTGCACCAGATGGCGCAGTCCACTGCATCTTTCTTTCTGACCATTTAATTCCAGGCCATATCTTGGGATACATTTCTTGTGATTTAAAGATAAGTTCCCGTAACTCTTCTGTAGTATGTCGTAGGAGCAATCCTGAGAAGCTAGGATGGCCCATATAACGTAAAGGGTCAGCCAACATCGCATAAGACTTACCCCCACCTGCAGAGCCTCCATAGAGCACCTCACGTTCACCTGCTGCAAGGAACTCTGTCTGTGGTCCCGCATTAGGTTTAAAGATTACGTTGTGTTGTTCCTCAATAGGAATCTGATCAATAATCTTTGCAGGTTCTGGTTTAGGCTTCGCTGTAGTCTTTCTCGTAGTCCTCTTGGACTTTGGCTCCGAGGCGTTTTCGGTCAATTTCTTCCGCCTTGGCGATTGCCTTTTTCGCATAGTCTGCCCATCGGCGTAGGCTTCTAGCTTTGTTTTTTCGTTCTCGTTCATTATCTAACCGTTTACGTAAACCTACATGGGAAATGTCTCGTCCTGTATTACGTGTCAGCCAGTTGGCTACTTCACGATAGGAATACTGCTTGAGATATTTCTTAGCCTGTTCAAGCATATCAAGTTCATGCTCAACAGGTAATAATATATCGGGATCATCGGGGTCTACTTCATATCCAAAAGGAATGGTTCTTGATATACGAGGAATGGGTATCCATTCGTTATCTTCTTTAATATCGGTTGGTTGGGGCAACTTCCACTTTTGTAGAGGTTTAGTCATCATCATCCACTTGTTTTGGTGGCATAAGCATTACACCACCTTTAGCTTCGACTTGCATTTTTTCAGTCTTAACTAGACCAGTACGATCCAATAGTTCTTTAGCTGCTTGCATCTTATCACGAATACCTAGTTCTGTTGGATCATACAATGCGTGTACCATCGACATAGCAGCTTTAGGTGCGTTACGTGCCATATAGTTTTGAGTGGCATCTAAGATTTCTTCTTTTAGAGAGTTTACTACTTCAGTGGTGGATGTAGCATCAGAGTATCCTGCAAGTTTCTTAGCCATTACAAGATCACCACCTGCCTCGTCAAACAGAACTGCTAGTAGTTTTTGTTGTTTATCTGTTAGTGTCCTAGACATTTTAACTCTTTCTTTTGAATAGTGCAAGCACAAAGTTTGCTATTGATTGACCTATTTGTGTAGGTGTGGGTAACAGCCACCCAAGTAACAATAAAAACATAACCCACGGTGGGATGTTAGTATTAGTAATATCTAAACGTTCTACTGGACCTGCTTCTACTTCTTTAGTGGTAGTGACCACATCCCGTCCTGCGTTAGTTGTTTCTTCAACGCTGACACCTGACTGTCTATTTTCTGCGCCTATCTGTGCGTTGCTGTTTACGGTTGGTCCTGAGCCACCGCCTAGTAAGCTCATAGGATTTAAACCACATCCTGATAACAATAATACTAAGAGTAACCAACGCATTACTTTAACGGGTTGTTGTAGAGTTCATCCATAGCATTCCAGATGTCGTCTATTTCTGTGTCGTACGTATCTAGTTTGCTTCCTAGATTATCTGTTATCAGTGTACTCTTTTCAACTTGAGAACGTAAGTCTAGTAAAGTCTTTTGTTGTTCTAGGATTGTTGTCATCTGTGTACTAATCTCTGATAACTTAATACCTAGTTCTGCTACGTTGTTGTCACCTACGGTTTGTTCCAAGGCTTGGATTCTGGAGATTGCATCTGTAACTTCTTCAAACCCTGATTCGACTCCAAGGAACCTTTGGTATGCATCGTACGAGTAATAAATACCTGTCGCCAGTGCTGAGATGATTGGCGCAATAAATAAGAGGTGTGCCGCCTTGAACGTATAACCACCTGCTTTGAGTTCGACATCATCCACCGTAGTTTACCTCAAAGTAAATTTCCGTAGCTGACTTGGTATATGCTCCTACAGGACCAGAGATTTCCATAGTACCATACTCGTCAGCAAAGGTTACAATCATCATATCTACTTCAGCTTGATAAGTAGAACCTGTATATTGTGCGGCACCTACATTGGCCTGTGTAGCAAAGTCTTCAATGCTTGTTGTGATCATTACATTGTTAGCTGCAGAAACAAATGCGGCTGCTTCATTTGCGTAGGTCTCAACTTGTACCACAGCATTATTAAAGTTGTCTACGTCTTGTTGACTAATACTCATATCAGTCATGTTAACTGCTGCAGTAACTTCTTGCTGTTGCTGCTCTGTGACTGCATTTGCTGCCATGTCAGCTACGACAGTAACTTCTTGTAGTACACTGGTAGCAACTACTAGGTCATCAATAGCCGCATCCATATTAGCAAAGGCTATTTCTGCATCTTGCAACAAAAGCTCTTGTGCATTGATGTAAGACTGATTAGCTACATTGTCTAGTGCTGCATTGTATCTGTCTACTAGACTAGTTTCAATAAGTGCTACGTTAGATGTTCCTGATTCAACTTGAGTACCGTTATGAGCATAACCACTGATGCTAAATGCTAAATCATTCGCCAGTGTTAGTTGATTGGAGATTTCCTCTGCTGCTTCTCGAAGGTCTGACATCACTGTCCTTACTTCCGCCTGTGCTGCGGAACTGACCACTAAGGGAACGAGCAGTAATAGTTTCTTGAGGTGCATCGGGGAGCTTCTTTCCTATATACAATAAGTTATTCCAAAATGTTTTATCTTGATTGTACCCAACTATATATACTTTGGGATTGCTTCGCATCTTCATGTAGGCTTCTCTGCCTATAAGCAATTTACCTGATACAACATCTACTAAGGGACAAGGTGTGTTGGCTAAGGCCATTGCCTTAAATACTCTAGGGTTGTCGCACATAATACTAATGCCAGAAATCTGAAGTCCCAGACCTCCTACATTCTGAGGTGTACCAATTAGACGAGCATCACGTCTACGATTACACTCGGTGTCTTGCATCATTTCACCTTTAGACATACCAAAGATTGAAATCTGCATACCTTCTGCTTTAGGTATTAAACAAGATTCTGAACCACCGCCACCCATTACAGTGGGACTAATGGCTGAAGGTACAGGGTTAGACATTGGTCCTGTACCGTTGTTAGTAACACTCGTACTATTACTTACATTGTTACTGTCTACTACGTTATCGTTGCCCATGTTGGTGTTTAAGTCACCATTAGTTGAACCATCACCAACTGTGTCTTGCGCATACACACTATATGATGATAGGATCAGGGCCGTTATAAACCATTTCCACATTTCTCTTTCATGACCTCTTTGACTGCAGTATCACTACACATCAGTTCAAGGGCAGCGGAGTTGTGGCCTAAATAATGTAGTGTCTGTGCATTCAGGTTTCGTTGACAATCTTTGTCACCCCAACACGCAGACGGAAAAGAAATTGGTGTACCCATGTCTACTGTCATACAACCTGATAACAGTATTATAGGCAATAAACGAATCATTGTCTACTCTTTTATTCTGTAGAGGCAAGCCTACCTTCACGTATCAAGAAGTCTTGCCACATAGGTTTAATCATATTGTAGTTCTCTTCTACTTTATAAGAGACTACAGCCATGTCAGCATTGATCTGATATAGTTGTAAACTACCCCAACCAAGAATGCCTAATGCTACTACGCCTATAATCTCATTAACTTTCATGACTTACATCAACTCAAAATGTGGCGCATCAATGAATGGACGACGACCCTGTGATCGGCGTAAGTCAATGTATGCATTCATTGCATCTTCTGCTGTATCATCGTAGTAACGAATATCACCCTCTGACCAAGCTGCACCCCATTTGATAGGCACCTCTAGTTCTTCTGCTGCTGTAGCCATAGC